GGTTCTCAGGTGGCGTCCACTTTTCGATCTGCGCCCAATTCAGGGCCAGCCGCTCGACCTCAACGGAGAACAGCCTGGAATAAAGCTCGACGCGATCCCGCACGTCGCGCGTCATGTCGATCCCAGATGGGTCATGGTCGCCCAAATACAGGTTGCAGACCTTTTTCCCACATTTCTGCATCCAGGCGATGCGCTTGCCGATCTCATACATCGTGCTGGAGGAAGAGTAGCCCTTGTTGGCTGTGATTCCAACATCCAGGTCACGGCAAACCGGCTCCAGGACGCCGCTCAAAGCGTCCTTCTCAACCATGACCTCAATATGGTATGGCTGATGCAACCACTTGTCGATCCGAAACTGACTGGCCGCGGCCTGGACAATCTCAGCCGGGCTTTTCCAATGGGAAGGGATCACCGTCTCACGCCCGCGGTCTTCGATCATTTCCCAATCCACCATTCCGGCTTGACGCGCGTTCGAAACCAGGTTCCCCAGGTTCTTATACGACCGCTGGCTGTTGGGGATAAAATCACGCGCTACCAGTTGATAGTAAAGCTGGCGCAACGACAGCCGGTATCCTAGCTTCCGGTATTCCTCTAGGATTGCATTAACAATCCCAATGGTCGACAGGCTGGCGGCTGAAAAATTCTTTTCGATGAAGGCTTCTTTCATGGCTTATCACTCAAACAGCTTCGGCTGTTCAAACAGGGGCATCTGTTCAGGCTCCGGCTGTCCAGCAATCGCCTTCAGGTCAAGCGTCTTCAAGCCCTGGCTTACCATGCCATACTTGCTCTCGAACAGCTTGGCAACGAGCTTGCGGTGGCACCAATCGCGGTTCCAGCAAGCGCACATCAGGATCGCGGGCCGCTCGAAAACAATCTGATACAGCATCAGCAAGCCCGCTTCCGGGTTCGCAAGCTCTATACTATCGCCCTTATAATTCTTATTCCCAAATTCCGGGATGTGAACGTAGCTGTCCTTCAGCAGGTCAGCCAGCGACGCACCGTTCCACTTCACGTCACGCGACCTGGGCGAATAGCGCACGTCTACCAGAACGGCGTTTATTCGCTGGATTGCGGCGAACAGCAGGTCGCGGTCAATCGACTGATAGCCGATGTCATACAACTGCTTCATGCTTATACTCCTTTCAGGATATAGGGTTAATCACATAAACCCTGAGAACAAAAAAAATTAAGGGTCAGCGAAAAACTCGCTGACCCTGATTGGAGAGGTTACTTGAAACTGACAAGCCCGCGCTCTTTTATGCTCACCCATCGCGCCTGACCGCCGATCACGATATGATCTAACACCTGGATGTCCAGGTTATTCCCGGCTTCGATTGCCACCCGCGTCAGCGTCAAATCTTCGGGACTTGGCGACGGATCGCCGGAAGGATGATTGTGGAGAAGGATTACTGCCGCCGCGTTCTCGCGGATGGCTTCGCGGAAAAGCTCACCGATCCGCACGCTTGCGCCGTTCATCGACCCTTTGACGACGGTCACGATCCGAATAACCTCATTCCGCGTGTTCAGCAGTACGACCCGCAATTCCTCATTCTCCAGCGCGCCCATTTCGTAGCGCACTAAGGCCGCGATGTCTGCCGGGCTGTGTACTCGTTCACGCAACGGTACCTCGACTTGCAGTTCGCGCCGCACGATCTCGACAACTGCCTGGATTGCATCGGCGTACTTCTCGCCCATGCCCTTGATCTCCATGATCCGATGCCGTGGTATCTTGCACAAACCGCCACACTCACGATACAACGCTGCCAACTGGTTGGCTGTCTCCGTATCGTTCAGCCAGAAGGCTAATGCAAGGGCTTCACTGTTGGAAAGGCTCGGCCCGCCCAATTCCCGTATCCGGGTATGCGGGTTCTCTTTGCGGGGAAGGTCATTATATTTCATCGCTGCAGCTCCTAAAAAGGTTTTATGGGATTACCATGTCAAACCTTGACCCCGGCTTAAGTTAAGGCACCAGTGCTGCTCTGGACTTAGGAAAATAACCTTATAGATGAAAAGAGAGGAAAAGAGAGAGGGAAGGCCAAAAAACGGGCGCAAAATGCCCCAAAAACCCGATTTTTTTCAAAAACGTAATTCCCTTGTACGGGCTTGAACGGGCTTTGGAACTTCGCGCGCCGGATGGCTATAGTTTTATATATAATCGAATAAAACGTCCCTTGTAGCTGCTTGTGAAGCCCGGTTTAAAATCGAGGCTTGAACGGGCTTGTAATCAATTCTTTAACATTTTTTCGGGAAACAATATGGATCATCCCGGATTTTTCGCTTGTAGGGGCTTATGTGGTCACTTTTCCTGGCTCCCAAAGGGAAACGCTTAGACCTCCGAACGACAGGGTATGTGGTAGATAGGGTTCTTGTCAAAAAAACGTCGCTTGTAGACCCTTGTGACGCTTTTTCTATTAACGCGGATTAAAGGTCGCGGCCCTGGTTTCCCGCCATCCACCAGGGCCGCACTTTTCTCAAAAAAGAGTATCGAGCGGAGACAAAGGATCGAACTTCGGACTGCCCGCGGGGAGCGGGCTGTGATACCACTTCACCATCTCCGCAATTACTTGCAAAAACCTTATAGCACGTTCGGGGCTTCATGGCAAACATCGTGTTAAAAGATATCCATGTTTCGTGGATCAATTCCTTCGGCTGTCCAACAAATACTTACTGAGGTTGTCTGGAAATGGGAACGCACCACAATCTATGTCGGCTGCTCGGGCAACTTCACCGCCGAACGCGCGCTTTCTTCCGTGGGTCAATTCACCATCCACTCTAACGACGTCCTGCTTTACTCTTCCGTCATCGGCTCCGTGCTTTCAGGCCAATCCTTTAGGTGCGATCTGAAGCCGGTCGATAGCTTAGAATGGCTGGCCGACTACATGAACAGCCCGGAAGACCGGGCCGCTACGGTCATGCTCGCTTCAGACCTGACTGCGACTATCGGCTCCAAAGGCGACGAAAAGGCCAACGAATACTACCAACGCTTACGAACGGCCTATAAAAAAGCTTTTTCATCCATGCACGCAAAAACGGTCGACCGGATCAAGACCTGTGGCCTAAAGCTGGCTTCCTTCTACTGCGGCGACGTAATGGCCTGGATGGAAGAGACTGTACCCGCCGACGCTCCTTTTATCTCTTACCCGCCATTCTCCAACGGTGCGGCCAAAGCCTTCGTCAACGACTTCAAGAAGCTGAATTACTTGTTCGACTGGGATGAACCTGTCTACCCGCTTCTCGACAACGACCGCCTGAAGACTTACTTCGACAAGGTTATAGACCGACCTCACTGGCTTCTCGGCATCAACGAAAGGCTTCCCATCCTGGAACCTTACCTTTCCGGCATGGCCCGAACGACCAACCGCGGCGTCCCGATCTATGTCTACCACTCCAAAGGGCCGAAACGCATCGTCGTTCCCAGGCAAGAGATCACCGACCTGACCATCGAACGCCTGAAGCCTGGACAGGAGATCGGTAACAAGCTCACAATCGCTCCGCTCACAACTCAGCAATTCCAGGCTGCTCGATCACAATACATGAATGTCGGCATCCGGCCCGGCAACGCGACGCTTCCAATGGGGGTCATGGTCGATGGCTACCTTGTCGGCTGTTATGCCTTTTCTTCAAGCCCGCATCCGGGCCAAACCTCAAACCTTACCAGTATCTACCTGCTGTCAGACTTCCCGGTCGAACCAACCGATTACCCACGGCTTTCCAAACTTGTGCTTTATGCCGCGCTCTCGAAGGAAAGCAAACTGCTGGCTGAACGAATCACCCGGCATCGCATCCGATCAGCCTTCACGACTGCTTTCTCCAATAATCCTGTCTCGATGAAGTATCGCGGGCTGTGGAAACTTTACTCCCGTAAATCCAATCCGACCGAACACGAAAAATGGGGGCAAGGCATCGACCGCTCGATCAACGAATACTACGACCGCAAATACCAACTCAACTACTCAGCCGAAATGGGCGCATGGAACCTCGAAGAAGGACTTGCGCTGTGGAAGAAGAAGCACGGCCAAAGGACAGTAGCCAATGCAAACTCGAACGATCAAGATTAATCCCAAACGGCTCAAACTGCTTAAGCTAAACGCGCGCTTCATGCGCCACGAAACCTTCATGCGTCTGGTTGAGAACGTGAAGAAGGATCAAACGCTAACTTCCGTTCCCTTCTGCGCCATTCTGGACTATTACCAGGAAGACGATCCAATCCCACGCCACGAAGACAACGGCGATCCTGTTTATGAAGTTCTTTCCGGCAACCATCGCGTCAAGGCTGCGGTTGCAGCTGGCCTGGATACCATCGAAGTAATGGTCACGGATGACCCATTATTGCCGGATCAACGCAGAGCGATCCAGCTCGCTCACAATGAAATTACCGGGGAAGACGACCCGGCGACCCTGAAGCTAATCTACGAAAGCATCGCTGACCTTGACCTTCGGCTGTACTCCGGCCTGGACGACAAGAAACTGGAGCTTCTGGCTGAAGTCAAGCCCGGCTCACTCAACGAAGCGCACCTGGAATTTCAGCCCCTGACCTTGATCTTCCTGCCTGACGAACTGGAAGCGGTCAACGAACTGATGGACACCATCAAAGCCCAGGTCAAAGCAGCGAAATCCGTGTGGCTGACCCGCTGGTACGACTACGACAAATACATGGATGCGCTGGAGGATGCTTCGCGCTCCCACGGCGTCAAGAACGTAGCAACGTCCCTCATGGTTATTCTCGAAGTTTTTTCCAGGCACATCACCGACTTGCAGGAAGGCTTCCTGGACGAAAACCACGAACCGATCAAGGACATCTCTGGCTACGTGCCGCTCTCCGCGATCTTTGGCGAAAACGTCGTCCCGCCAAAGACAGCTTCTGCGCTTAGGAAAGCAATCGCTAAGAAAAAAGGCGATGGTCGCAAAGCGCAATTCGAAGCTGTGGAAGCCGTGATCCAGGCCGGGCTTGACGCCCTGGCTGACAAGCCGTAGCAACGTTTTACGCTGTAATGATCGAACACTAATAAGGTTGAACAAATGCCACCTACGATGAAAAAAAAGCTCGAACTGGAACAACGCCGCAAGGCTGTCGCGGCCAACATCCTGGCGGGCTTGAACTATCGCGACATCGCTGAAGGCTTAGGCGTCTCGCTCGGCACGATTGCCAGGGATGCTCAAATTATGCTCGAACGGATGCGAAAAGAACAGGTGCAGACCGTGTCTGAAGCCGCTCTGGTCGACTTGCGCCGGATCGACGTTGCCCTAAACGCCATATGGGACGACGTTAAATCCGGCAAGCTGCTCGCCATCGACCGCATGGAAAGGCTCCTGCGGCGTCGGGCCGAAATGCTTGGCTACGATCAGCAGGTCTTCAGCGTCAACCTTTCCGGCGAAATTAACATCGAAGCCGTGCGCGACAAACGCTGGCAAGCCGTAGCCGGAACACTGGCCGAAGCTCTGGAAGAGGAAGATGGAGTAGAAGCGTTCTCACAAGCACCTGAAGAGGACGCCGCCGATGAAGACCCCGACGAATAAACCGGGCAACGATGCGTGAACAAACTTACACCGCAACTAGCATTTCTTGTCGAATATCTCGACCTTTCCGAAGCGGCTGGCGATCCTGACGCCGTATGGGAAACGTTTCAACTTAAGCACCTTAACAACCCATCGCTACTAGCAATCGAACTCAAATCCAGGCAGGTTGGATGGTCATGGCTTGCCGCCGCTGAAAGCGTTGCCAATTCACATATTGCCGAACGCGAGACAAGCATTTTTATCTCGATCAACCTTACTGAAGCTCAGGAGAAAATCCGCTACGCAAAGCAAATCCACGAATGTCTTGACGCTGGCGTAAAGCGCAAGCTCGTCATCGACAACCGTTTTGAACTGGAGTTTGACAACGGCTCCCGCATCATCAGCCATCCCTGTCGGCCTGTACGCGGCAAGGCCAAAGCCCGGCTTTACCTGGATGAGTTTGCTCACTACCCGAACGACCGTGAAATATACACATCGGCCTTGCCAGTCCTTTCCAAAGGCGGCGCGCTCCGCATCGGTTCCTCACCTTTGGGCGCGCGTGGCAGGTTCTGGGAAATATTCACCCAAACGATCCAAAAGTATCCAGGCTACGTCCGGGGCGCGATCCCCTGGTGGACGGTGCGCGCCTTCTGTCTTGATCCGAAAACAGTGAAACAACTGGCTTCGTCGCTCTCGACCGAAGAACGCGTTTACGCCTTTGGAACCAAACGGCTTATACAAATCTTCGAAAACTCGCCGCTGGACGACTTCCAACAGGAATATGAATGCGCCTGGCTGGATGAAAGTGTCTCCTGGATTGACTGGGAATTAATCAAACGCAATCAGTCCTTAGCTGTGCAGGGCAAGCTCTGGTACCGCATGGCGAACGGCGTGGACAATGCCCTGCACGCCATTCAAGAGGTCGCCAATGCGATCTCGACCGGGCGATGTGAAGATGTCCTGGTCGGCGGCTTCGACGTGGGACGCCGTAAGGACAAAAGCGAAATTATCCTGCTCGGCGTCAACTACATGAACCAACTACCCTTTCGTCTCAACATTACCCTAGACCGCGTGGAGTTTGACGCGCAACAGAAGGTCGCTGAACACCTGCTCGACATTCTCCCGGTCACGACCATGCTAGTAGACGAAACCGGCATGGGGATGCAGTTGGCCGAAAACCTGAACGCGCTTTATGGGCCGCGCTGCATGGGCGTCACCTTCACCAACGCTTCTAAGCAACTTTGGGCCGTGGAAGCCAAACTGCGGGCGCAACGCGGCGAAACACCGCTTCCGCTGGAGCGGGACTTGACCTATCAGATCCATTCCGTGAAGAAGAAGGTCACGTCCGGGGCAAGCATCTACTTCGAGAACGACGCCACGGACAACCACCACGCCGACAAGTTTTGGGCTTGGGCCTTAGCCATCGAATCGGCAAGCTCACGACTGGAAAGTGCTTCGCTCTTCGTAGAGGACAGCCCTTTGGCTGGCTTCAGAGGATAGCAATTTATAAAAGGTTACTATGACAAGTTTAAAGGATCGAATTATGACAGGCATACGCGCATTTCGAGAGGCTTTTCTCTCGGCTGACCTTGTCTTCGATGAAACCGACTTCGGTGACTTCGAAGCACGCAAGCTGAGATATACGCTCTACTGGAGCTACTACGAAAACTCGGCTTACCGTTCACTTGTCCACAAATGGTCGCACGCTTACAAGGTGCAGTATGGCCTTTACAAGTACATCCGCTCCATATACAACCCGGCCTACCGCTTAGGCGAGTTCTGGAAGACCTATCTCTGGAGCGGCAAGCTCGACGCACTCGCTGGCGATGGTCAAGGCATACCTTCAGCCCTGCCGATCCTGACCGACCATGAACAGCTACGCCCTGCCATCGCTGCTCTCTGGCGAAACTCCAACTGGCAAATCCGAAAGGACACATGCACCCTTTGGGGTTCGATCCTGGGCGACGTGGCGATCAAGGTCGTTGACGATCCGATCCGTGAGAAGGTCTACCTGAAGGTCGTCCATCCCGGCGTCATAAAGCAGGTCGACCTTGACCCCTTTGGCAACGTCAAGGGTTACACCATCGAGACGCCCCGGCCTGATCCACGGAATCTTGACCGTGAGGTCGTCTACCGCGAAGTCGCTTTCCGTGATGGCGACGATGTGGTCTACCAAACCTTCCTGAACAACGATCTCTACCCCTGGGATGGAGAAGGAGCAGAATGGGCCGAATCCTATGGCTTCATCCCGATGGTCGTCATCAAGCATAATGACGTTGGTCTGGAATGGGGATGGTCAGAATTCCACTCGGCTCACCCGAAATTCCGGGAAGTGGACGACATCGCCAGCAAGCTCTCCGATCAAATCCGCAAGATGGTCGACAGCGCATGGCTGATGTCAGGCGTCAACAAGCCAGCCAAAGAAAAGGCAAAGGCCGAAAGCACTGATGCAACCACATCCAACCCGGAACCGGGGCGAGAGGAAATTCCTGTCTTTTATGGCCCGCTCGGTGCCAGCGCGACACCGCTTATCGCGCCGCTGGACATCAGCGCAACAACCACTTACCTTGCCAGCCTTCTCAAAATACTTGAACAGGATTACCCGGAGCTTTCTTCAGATATCCACAACGTTCAAGGCGACATCTCAGGCCGCGCCCTTCGCATCAACCAGATGCCAGCCGAAAATAAGGTCAAGGAACGTCGCCCCAACTATGACGATGCCCTGGTACGCATCCATCAAATGGCGGTCGCCATCGGCGGCTACCGCGGCTACGTGGGCTTCGATGGCTTCGACCTGGACAGCTACGGCGCGGGGATGCTGGATCACCAGATCGCGGATCGTCCGGTCTTTTCAAAAGACCCGCTGGACGACCTGGAGACTGAAGAGAAGTTCTGGACTGTAACAAAGGCGGCTCTCGACAATGGCATACCGATCACTTTTCACCTGGAAGAACACGGCTGGACACCTGAAAGAATTGCTAAGGTCACTTCTTCGCCAGAATTTCTGGCTCGGCAAGCCGGATTACGCCAACTCGCGATGCTCGGAGAAGGCCAGGAAGAAGGCCAATCAAGTGCAGGTCACGCCGAACCAACTGAAGAGAATTAAAACCCGAACGCGGCCTATCTGCGTTCGGTGCCAGCGCGAAATGATCCTGACAACCATCGTCATGGGCGGCAACGCTTTTTGTACCTTCTTGTGCGACTGCTTACCTCAACCTGAAGGCGTGGCCTTCGACATCGTCCAGGCCCGCGAATGGGATCACCAGACCCTGTACTACTCTATTGACTTCGACCCGGACCTGGAAGAGGAAGAGGATATTATCTGATGCCGGTCAATCCGCTCGAAAACGCTATCTCCGACGCTTACCGTGCCAATAAAGACTTAGGCGTCCTCTTCGCAAAGATCGGCAACAGCGATCACCCGCGTGGCGTGGTACCAACTGCCTACAGAAACGCGCGCCGGGCCATGCGCTCGGCCCTACTGGAGCGGAACAAAACAGCCGCGGCAAATGAAGTCTTAACCGAACTGAAGACTGCTGTCAGGGTCGAGCTTTCCGATATCCTGGCAACCGCTCAGGCGCGCGGTGCCGATCATGCCAGCACACAACTTGACCTTTACGGCGTGCATGTCGGGCCGGCCGATCCTGAAGGATTACGTTCACAACTTCATAATGGATCCGCTGGCGTTCTTTCGGTCATCGAACAGCAAACAGCGGCGATCCAGTCTCTGCTCGCTCTCAATATGGACACGACCTTGATCTTAGGCGATCAGAACCGGGTCGGCGTTCTGCGGCCTGGAGACGTGATCGCGGCGGCTACCTTCTGGACAGCCGCTTTATTATGGGCGGCGTTCTCTGATGCAGTTTCCAGGAAGAACGAAGCTGAAAGGATCAAGAAGCTGGTCGTCGCCGCCATTGACAGCCGGACGACCGACTGCTGCCTACGCGCGCACGGTCAAGTACAGCCTTTCTCAAAGCCCTTCATCCTCACCGGCACGCCGCGTTATGCTGACAAGCTGGACTGGACGCCTTTCCACAATTACTGCCGTACCTCTATTGCGCTGATTTACGACGAATACGACTACGGCCTGACAGAAAAGATGCAGGAAAAAGCCCAGGCCGCGATCAATAGGCGGGCAACTCACGCCTAGCATGTTAAAATGCCAACCGCATAGGCTTGATCTATGCCCCGCAACGCTGGCGGTCAACAGCGGAGACAACGTAACGCTGACGGTCAACAGCGGCAAACCCCACAATCACCGCAACGCTGGCGGCAACAGCGGAAAGGAAAACGTCCGTGATACATGATCGTTTAAATCGCATATTCTTGTACGACGCAGACAAAAATGGTGGCGGTTCTGGTGATGATTCCGACAAAGATTCTAGTGATGGGAAAGAAAAGGCAGAAACGAAAGTCATTACCAAAGAGGATCTTGATCAGATTTTGACTGGGCACTCAAAGAATGTCATCGAAAAGGTCGAAAGAAAGACCTTTACCCAGGAAGAGCTTGATCATCTCTTTGCCGAACGCACCAAGAATGTCAAAGATAAGGTTCAGACTGAACTCCTGCGTGCGCTAGGAGTAAATAGCCTGGACGACGTAAAAGCCATCATCACCAGGCAAAAGGATATCGATGAAGCGGCAAAGACCGATTTGCAAAAGGCACAGGAAGAAGCCCAGACCGCAAAGCTGGAAGCCGAACAAGCAAAAGCTGAACAAGCCAAAGTTATGGCTGCAGCTCGAGAAGCATTGATGAAAGCGGATATACTGCGCCATGTTGTCGCCTTCAAGGACGCCAATGGCAACACTTTCCGACCAGAAGCCGTAGATGATGTCTGGCTCATACTGGATAAAGCATCTATCACTGACGAAGAAAACGGCGATTTCAAAGGCATCAAAGAAGCCGTGGAGAAGGTTGCAAAAGATCGTCCGCACTGGTTGATCGATGCAAAGCAGGTCGTAAAGCCCCGCGGCACGCCAGATAACCAGAAAAGCCAGAAGCATGACGATGATAAGAAATCAACTGTTATGCCCAACAAACGCACATTCACTCTATGAACTTGCTATAGCAAGACTATAGGAGAAGGATCAATGGCTGATATTGCTGTAACAAAAGAACGGGTAGCGACTGTTTATTCAGATCGCGCAGAAGTTTACAACCACATCGCCGGGGTTGACTTGGATGCTGGCAACCTTGTGACGCTGAACGCAACGGGCGGCGTCATCAAAGCTGACGCCAATGATAGCGGTGCAAACACCTTTCGCGGCGTGGCTCTTCAAACGGTCAAGGCCGGGATGCCGGTTGCCGTGTTGTATCGTGGTCACATCTACGGCTTTACCATTGCGGCACTGAATGTCAATGCTCCACTATACGTCTCGGACGAAGTAGGACTGGCCGCTGATGCCGCTGGCACGAAGTCCATGATTGTTGGCTACGTGTCTGCCCTGTCTGACAAGACAAAAGTCTTGTACGTCAACGGCTTCGCTGGCTAATTGCCGCTGGCTGTCTCTGGAACCTTATAAAGAAGAGGTATAGTCCATGTCACAAATCTACGGCTTGCTCAACGTCGAAGACTACAAAGCCGATCAAATCTTTATCAATACACTCGGCCAATCTATTGTATACGATGCGGTTCAGCAGGAAATCGACCGCATCAATTCTGAACTGAACCTTGCGATGGGTGTCTTTGTGGGCGAAACCACTGAAGACCACACTCGCCGCTATAAACTGTCAGGTGGGGGATTTATGCAACCGCGCTCTCGCCTGGCCCGACCTGCTGAAGTGAAAGCAACTGGCAGTTGGGACGTTGCTTTCCCGCTGTTCGACTTTGGCGATGCTGTCGCTACCGATACCATTTCAGTCGCTTATATGTCCATCCGTGACCTGAATGTCCACCTGGATAGCCTTCAGGCACGTGCCGGGAATACTGTTCGTCGCGAGATCCTCCGCTCTTTATTCTCCAATGCAGATTTCAATTTTCAAGACGAGCATAAAGGCACCCTGGCAGTCAAACCATTGGCAAATGGAGATGCGACCTTGTACCCACCCGTAACAGCAGCAGATGAGGAATCTACTGAGAACCACTATATCGTTACCGGCTATGCTGCTGCGGATATCTCCAATACAAACGATCCCTTCCGAACTTTTAGTAAAGAATTAAACGAACATTTTGATGGATCCGATATTGCAGTCTTCTTCAATTCCGCTCAAACAAGCAAGATCACTACCCTGGCTGATTTCGAAGATGTCTTCGACGCACACATCGATCCAGGAGCGAATGCCAATGAGGTCATCGGTCTACCAACAGCCATGCCTGGCAAAATTAAGGGTCGCCATCAAGAAGGCGCTTGGGGTATTGAATGGGATCGTATTCCGGCCGGCTACCTGCTCGCTATTGCTCTGGATGCTCCACAGCCGGTGGTCGAGCGTGTTGACCCAGCTTCGATCGGCCTTCCACGTGGTCTGGCAATGGTCGCCCGCGACGAGCGCTTCCCGCTGGAAACCTCATATTACATGATGCGGCGTGGCTTCGGCGTCGGCAACCGTCTGAATGGCGTAGTTTACCAGTGCAAGACATCTGGCACCTACGACATTCCTACGGCTTACGCCCGCTAATAAGGTGCTGAAAAATGAGTAAAGCCGCTCAAATTGAAGCACAGAAAGCCCAAGCTATGCAAGAACAAGCTGATACCTTATTAGATCTGCAGAAACGATTGGCCCGGATGGAAGAGAAGATAGACGCCCTGCTTGGCGCAAAGCCGGTTCCAACGAAGGCAAAGACCGACAAGCCTTCAGCCTAACCAAACAAAATCGGGCGAGTGCTAATAACACTCGCCCGAAAACCTAAAATGGCCCTGACACTCGAAAACGCTCAAAAGATCATCGTCAAACGGTGCGGGAGGAAGATGACCGTGGCCGGGCTTGCTACCACTACGGCAACCGCCAACGAAGACCTGATCGACCCGCTGGCTTCCGCACTAATGGACATGGGATACCAACCCCAAAGCATCGCGGCCATTACAAACACCGATCTTGCCGCTGTGGAAGAAGACCGCTATCCAGAACTGCTTGACCGGGCTGAACTGCGAACGCTGGAGAACATCGCTGGCAATCTCGACCTTGTTAACGTCTCCGTCGGGCCGCGCCGGGAAGACCTGAGCGACCTGACAACACAGGTCGAAAAAGCCATTGACCGGCTTGTGACGAAGATCGCCCGGCTGTACGGCGACGAAATTCTATCAGGCGGCTCGATCAGCCTTGACTTCCAGGAAAAGGAAGAGGCGTAGCATGAGTTCTTTCTCGCGCATGGCCTTCAAGCCAGCAACGCTCAAAGCACCTGCACCTGTGGTCAACGGCAAACGGTCAGGCGCGTCTACGCTTATCGCCAACGTTAAGGCTCTGCCACTGATGCCCGCTTCATCCGACATCATCCAGCGTATGGCCCTACAGACGCCAATGAAGCTCCTGGTCACGTACTTCGAAGCTGAAGCAGGTCTTACCTTTACAGAAGGCAACCTCTTCTCGCAAGACAGCATCGACTACCCGGTCAAGGCTCTTTCGCCCTGGCCTTACGGCGGCAAGACCACCTATGAGATCGTTGTAGAAGACCTACGCAACAGGTAACGCCATGATTGACATCACCATCCGCGGCATACAAGAAGCGCAACGCGCCAATCTCTCCCTGATCCGGTCAGTCAAGCCGGGCGGGTCTTTGGAAGGTGCAGTAAAAACAGCCACGATCCTGGCCCAACAATCCGCGGTTCGCAAGACGCACGTCAAGACCGGATCTCTTCGAGCTTCACACCGTATCAATCTCCAGGGTCTGCGCGGCCTTGTCTTTATCGATCCAGGCGCGACCAATCCCCGCTCCGGCAACAAACCCGCCGAGTATGGGCCGATGGAACATGCCCGCGGCGGGCAACACGCCTTCTATGCCCGCGTCATGGTTGAAGACGGACAGAGCATCGCGCAAGCCGCTGGAAGAGAATACCTGAGAGGGATTAGAAAACGATGACCGTCAACCGCAAACAAGCCCGCGAAGCCCTGGCGCAATATCTGGCCGCTAATCTGGCGTCTGCTGAAGCGGTCTACGCTTATCAGGTTTCCGACTTCTCCGGCAAATCGCCGGTCGTCTACGTCACAAGCTCTGCATCAAACAGAAGGCGCATGACTGGTCGCGGCTTCGACGCTACTTTTACCCTGAACGCTCACACGTTTGTACTTTACCCCTCTGAAAATACTGGAGCGGGCTACACGGAGAAAGACGCCGAAGCCATACTCGATCAACTGGAATACCAGATCGGGTGCGCCGTGGAAGCCATCCAGAACCATAGTCTTATCAAGGCAATCTCTTACGCTGAAAGCTCCAACGCTGACACAACCGTCGAAATCGGCGGCGAAACATACCTACACGAAATCATACCGCTTACGATTACGTGTTTCTAATTTAAAAGGAAGGTAAACAATGGCTCAAACATCCAACGGCATGTCGTTCGCTGACGTCGAGTTCGAATTTCAGGTCTACGGCGACTCCAGCCCTACCGACGCTTCTGGCTTTATGACATCTGTGGAAGTCTCTGGCTACGAGCTTCAGACCGGGGAAGCCTACACCGCGGAAGGTCAGACTGCGATTCTGACCGCTGGCAAGACTTCACCTGCTGAGGTCACGGTCAACGCGATCTACACCGAAGCCGCCGCCGATCCGACCGTCAAACTTTGGACTGCCAAAGAAGAGAAGAAGAAGGTCAAGTTTGCATGGTACCCGAAAGGCAACGCGGCTCCAAACCTGAAATGGGAAACCGAATACGGCTACCTCTCCAGCGTCTCCGCTCCAGGCGGTGATGCTTCTTCAGCCGACGCCATCTTGACCCAGTTCGTTCTCCGCTCACCGAAGCTGTCTAACGCGCCTGTCGCCGGGGAGTAACAACTTGCGTTAGCAAGACCATAAATACTTGAAAGAGGTTGCATTATGGCATCACCGAAAAAATCAGCGCAAGCACCCAAAACGCTCGACATCGACATCGACGTGGACGCCTTCACCAATGCCGACTACGAAGCTCTGCTGGACTGGTCGAGCGGCAACGCGGCAAACCGGCCTGTCGCTGAAATCTTCGACATCCTTGACCGGGTTATCGTCGGCGGCTTCCGCACTCGACGCTTCGTGGACAGCAAGGACATCATCCAGAAGATGCTCGAACGACTGCAAGAGGTCGCGAACGGCGGCCCAAAAAACTAAAACTCGCGGTGCTGGCCCATCTTTGGTGCCGTGGGCCAGCACCGTGGCCTTACATTCGCTTGCAACTCTGCCGGGACGTGTACCACTGTGACCCGGTCACGTTCGACAAAATACCAGTCGCTTATACGTTACAAGACCTTGAAATGCTATCCGCGGAAGCTGAAGTAAACCGCCTGAAAAGCAAAAGGAAGCCCTGAGAATGGCTGAAACCTATCGCATCCAGATTGTAGTAGACGGGGAAGACCGGGCTTCAGGCCCACTCTCGAACGTTGGCGGCGCACTGGGCAAGATCGGAACTATCGCGGGCGGCATCCTGGCCGCTGACCTGCTGAAGAACATCGCGGGCGGCATTATGAGCTTAGGAAAGGAAGCTCTTGGCGCATACGCAAGCTACGAACGCTTAGGCATGTCGCTTCAGTCGCTTATGGCGAAGGAACTGATGAACGCTTCAGCCGTGGAGAACACCACGTCAGTCCGGCGAGAAGCGACCAATGCTGAGAAGGAAAGGGCCGGTTGGCTAAACGAGCAAATCAGCAAGCTCCAGTCCTCTATGGAACAGCTTGACCCTGGATCGGACAGCCTTCTCAAAGCGCAAGACAAGGTTCGCGGCCTTCAAGTCCAGCTTTCATCGCTAGGCATCGCCGCCGATGGCTACATCTACACTACACAATCATCCATCGAGCGCACCATGAACATGGCTGAAGCGATGGAACAGGCCACCCCGCAAGCGCAAGCACTCCAACGCTGGATACAAGAACTGGCGATCCAATCGCCCTTCAAACAGTCGGACGTCGCCGGGGCTTTCCGGCTCTCGATGGCCTATGGCTTCACATCCGAACAGGCACAGCGCATGACCACGGCCATGATCGACTTCTCTTCTGCAACAGGTGCTTCCGGCGACAGTATGAACCGGGTATCCCTGGCTTTGGGTCAGATCAAGGCGCGCGGCAAACTGGCTGGACAGGAAATTCTACAGCTCACCGAAGCCGGTCTGCCGGTGCGTGAAATCCTGGCTAAAAACTTCGGCGTGACCACAGCCCAACTAGAGAAGATGATATCTTCTGGACTTGTACCCGCTGACAAAGCCATCGAAGCCATTGTCTCCAGCCTGGAAGAAGACTTCGGCGGCGCGGCCAAACGGCAAGCCGGAACCTTCTCCGGCCTGATCTCTTCGCTGGAGGACATCAAAGAGGTCGGGCTTCGAGAATTCTTCGCCGGAACCTTCAAGGCTGCACAACCCTACCTGACAAAATTCGTGGACACCCTTTCAGATCCGGCCACGATGGAAAAAATCAGCAAGCTCGGAGAACAGATCGGCACCTTCGTGACCGGCGCGTTCGAGTGGGGCAAAGGCGCGGGCAAGGACGTGCAGGAGTTTATCAAAAACCTTTCCGGTTCCTTTGTCGGCGTCAAAGAAAACGCCCTGGGCTTCTACGACAAACTTGTGGGAATGGGAAAGCAACTTCATGCGGCGTTAGGCCCTGCTTTCCGCTTTCTTCAGGAAAACGGGCCGGGCATCCTGGCGAACTTGTCGGCCATGTTTCAAGAGATCGGCGCGATCCTGGTCGACATGGGCGAAAAGGTCGGGGCCATCATGGGGCCAGTCTTAAAAGAGGTTTGGGGCTGGATACTGGAGACGGTCACGAAGGTCGGTCACTGGTTTAACGCCAACGCGCCCTTGATCCAGGGCTTCTTCCAGTCGATGCGGCAAATCCTTGTTGCTGTCTTCGGCTACCTGTCGACTGCTGTGCAGTTTCTTTTCCAGGCTCTTGCAAACCTTTGGCCTTTCCTTCAAAACGTCTTCAACTTCGCCATCGGCAACTTGCTCAACATGGGAAAACTCATTATGCAGGTCTTTACTGCTGACTGGGATGGCGCGCTGGAGACTGCTAAAACCATCTTCGACACGGCTGTAACCTTCATATGGGACAGCCTTCAACTGCTGGCTACGTGGGTGCTAGACACCTTCTTTGGCTACACTTTCGAAGAAGGCAAGGCCATCGTCGATCAGGCCGTACTGGACATAACCACGTGGTTCCAAAACATGCTCGATAAAGCGGTCGAGATCACTGACAAAATCTCCGGCTTCTTTGGCAACATCAAAGACGCCATCCAGGGCATCGTAGACAAGATCAAAGAATTCTTCGACGCCATCGCGGGCGGCACCCTGCCTGGATGGGTCAAGACCCTGTTTGGCATAGGCGATGGCGTCGACGGAAAGCGGGCCGCGGGCGGGCCTGTGACCGCTGGCAAATCTTACCTTGTGGGCGAGAAAGGAATGGAGCTTTTCACACCTTCCGTCAACGGTCGGATCACGCCAAACCATCAGCTTGCCGCGGCTTCCGGTCAGGTCATCAACAACAACCGCACCTTTAATATCAACGTCACCAACAACGGCGGGAAGCTAAACGAGCGCGAACTGGCCGCGGCAATCGGCCAATGGGAATGGGCCTATGGCGTATAAGATTACCTTCACAAACTCAGAAGGCGTGTCCGTCAACCTGAACGACAACGTCAACACCTTTGCCCTAGTGGGCGTGTCAAATGATCTCATGCCCTTCTTCGACTTCCAGGAACACACGTCACCGCTGATCGCTGGCTCCATCGTGACCGCTGTTCGGGTGCAATCGCGCGACTTCTCGCTTCCGATCCTGATAATGGACGCCAGCCGGGATACCGCGCTTGCCCGAACCCGGCAAATCCTGAGGCTGCTCAATCCCTTGCTAGGCGATGGGAAGTTGACGATCACCAACGGCGCAGAAACGCGCGTCCTCACCTGCCGCTACAGGGATGGGATAACCTCTGACGGTGCAGGGGAAGCTCAATTCTCCAACTTCGTGCGAGTGGTGCTGACCTTCCGGGCGGCTGATCCGTTCTTCTACTCGCCAGCGGCGTCTCAACTGATCGCTACGCAGGTCGTTTCTGTGACCAACTTCTTCCCGATCCTGCCGGTGCGCCTGGCTACCTCTTCCAACACTGTAGAAGCGACCTTGACCAACGCGGGCGACGTGGACGCATGGCCTGTTATCCAGGTGCTAGGCCCGGCAACCAAAATCCTGATACAAAACCTTTCGACCGTGAAGCACATCGAGATCTCCACCACTCTGACTGCCAGCGAAACGCTGACCATTGACACCCGACCACGCACGCGCTCGATCCGCGACAACCTGGGCGTCAACCGCTTCTCGACCATCACGCCCCAAAGCTCGATCTTTCCTCTGAAGAAGGGATCGAACCGCATGTCGCTCCAGATCACGGGCGGCGATGCAAACTCGCGCGTGACCGTGACTTATACCCCTGCTTACCTAAGTGTATAGATGGCTGAGTATCGTATCTTCTCACGCAACCCCGACCTGAACAAAAACGCTGAAATAACCGACTTCTCGACGCTGGAGTTTGTTTCTCGCTTCAACCTTGCGGGAAGATGGAAGATGTCCGGCGTCGGTCAACCGCCGTTCGCTCTCAATTCAGGCATCATCGTGGAGCGCGATGGTCAAACGGTCTTTACTGGCATCGTTCGGAAGGCTGAGAAAAGGATGGATGCGGAAAGTTTCATCAAGAAAAGCTGGACGTTTGCAGGTGTTGACGACCTTGCACGCATCGCTGAACGGGCGGCGCACCCTGATCCTGTCAACCTCACGATCTCGGCACAAGCCAACGACGTTCGCACCGGCACCGCTGAAGCCGTGATCCTGGCCTACGTGAACGCTAACTGCGGGCAAACGGCGCACGTCTCGCGCCGCTTTACAGGTTTCCAGGTGGCTTCATCGCTCAACCGCGGCACAACCATCACCGGAAGCGCGCGCTTCTACAACCTGCTGGACTTTATCTACAACTTAGCCCGGCTGTCTGACGACATCGGCTACCGCGTTCGCCTGGATCAAGCGACCAACACGCTTGTCTTCGAAGCCTATGCCCCGGTTGACCATTCTGCCAACGTCATCTTTTCGACGGAGTTTGGCAACCTTTCGTCTTTCGTTTACATGTTCGAAGCACCTGCGGCTAATGCAATTTTCTGCCTGGGCCAGGGAACCGGCACAAGCCGCGCATACTACGCCGGGCAAGATGCTTCTTCTGTCACTTACTGGGGTCGGATTGAAACGGTCAAGGATCAACGCAACGAACCCGATGCGGCCAAACTCCCCGACTGGGCTGACGCTGAACTTGCGAAAGCAGGTGAACAGCACGGCTTCTCTGTCTCTCCGCTTGCTCTAGGCTCTGTGGGCTTCGTTTATAGCCTGGATTACAACCTGGGCGACTATGTGACCGTGGCTGACGATGGCATCGCCCTGTCTGAAAGGGTCACTGAAATCCGGGTATCCCTGGACGAAAACGGAGAAGAAACGATCACACCGACCATCGGCATGTTAAAAGACATACCACTGAAGGACACTTTCGAAGCCATCGAAGACCTGGAAGACCGTGTCGGCAACCTGGAAGCATCGCAATAAAAGAGAGGTTATAGGCTTATTATGGCAAACACATACTACTTCTTCGACAACGCTCCTGTCTATCAAGCCGACTGGCAAAAAACCATCGGCGTGGTTCTCCAGGATGGAGTAATCTCCGGCTTCTACAATGACCTGTTCTGCTATGGCGACGCTTCGGGGATGCAGGTCAAGATCAAATCAGGCGCGGCGCACATCAAGGGCAACTACTTCTTCACCGATGCAGAAACAATCCTGCTAATCGATGCGGCTCCAGGAACTGCGGGTCAATCACGTTACGACGTCATCGTCTGCGAAGTGGACTGGACAAACAAGGTCATGGAACTGAAGATCGTCGCCGGAACAGCTTCTACGACACCGGCTTTGCCTTCCCTGACGAAGACGTCCACCGTCTGGCAAATCCCGCTTGCCCGCGTGACTGTCACCAACGGCGACACCAACGTACCTGCCACAAGCGTCCATGACCTGCGGGCCTGGGCTTTGGGAACATTTGACGTGCCAATCGTCATCGGAAATGGTATGCAGATCATTACAACTGGCCCAGTTCCGGTCGGCGTCATCATCCCTACACCTTCACGGATCGTTTCCGTTCACATGATCGCCAACGAAACTGGATCGCTCACCGTCGACTTGTGGAAAAAGGCTTTTCACGAATACCCGCCGACCGTCTCGGATACCGTCATAGCCAGCAGTAACAAACCGGCCCTGGCTTCTGCTAGGATCATGTCTCGCCGGGTCTGGACTGAATCAAGCTACCCGAACCTACAAGCCCTGGACTGGCCGGGAAGCATCTTTACCCTGAACGACAATTCTCAGCGGCTTATGCTGCTGGCAAACGTGGACAGCGCGACCACTGTCAAGA